CCCAGTTCCTGACAGAAACCCTCCCAAAGTTAAGTAAAGCTGTTTTAGCTTCTCTCGAAGCCGGCCATTTTGACCGTAGCAGCCTAACTTGTTTTGCATGGAAAGGCAAGTCTCTCCGGTATTTCCGAAGTTTCTTATCTGGAATCTTTGATCTTAATACTGGATGCGTTCTTGATCAGGTGGACGCCCTCTCATTACTGAGGTTGCGCCAATTGTGTGATTACTTTTATAAGTTAGCACTGCCTTACGGCCCTGACGATTTACGCGATGCTGAGGTTAAATTCATCGAAACCGATGCTCAGCTCGAGGCTTCACAAGTTGATTATGAGTTTGTTGAGCAGCTCCGAAAGGATTTTGTTCGCTACTTCCCCAAACTTTCAAGGTTAGAGACACATGAGGCGCTTTCGCGCTTCCGTCCCCGACCCGGTCCAGGAACTTTTTCTCAGGTTCGCGGTAATAAAACTTGGTATCGCAGAAAGTATCTTGATGATAACTATCACAAGAGCCATTCTGCTTACGCCGGTTACTACCGTTACTTGAAATCCTCACCGCTAGGTAAACCTTGTACGGATAAAGATTATTCTGAGGTCCTTTTTGTTCCCAAAAACTCTAAGGGCCCTCGCACTATTGTGCGTGAGCCGTTTTCTAAGCTTAAGGGTCAACTTGCGTTTTTCGATTGTGTTACGTCGTACCTTCAACAGGATACGAACAATCGAATTATGTTCCGTGATCAGCAGCAAAATCGTAAGCTAGCTGAGTCTTCTTCTCGTCTCAGGGACTATGCCACTCTCGATTTGGAGTCGGCCTCTGACCGCGTGTCCTTCTCAGTAATGAGTCGGATATGCTGTAATGCCCCCTTCATCCGCGAAAGCCTTAATAAGCTTCGTACCCAACATGCCCTTCTCCCAAGTGGGGAGATGTTACGCCTCAATAAAGTGGCAGGCATGGGGTCGGGATTGACTTTTCCTTTAATGAGCCTTCTCATTTATCTTGTAGCCGTTCGAACCGTGTCGACTTTTTATGGCTGCTCCTGGAAACACGCATCAAAACACGTGTATACGTATGGCGATGACTTAATCGTCCCCGTTCATACTTACCAGAAAGTTGCCTCCGCTTTATCCCTTGTGGGTATGCGGGTAAACACGGCCAAATCTTTCCACCGCTCCTTTTTTAGGGAGTCGTGTGGTGGAGACTACTATAATGGTCAAGATGTAACTCCCACTAGATTAATCCTTAAATCCTGTCAACTTGCTATAAGTTCTGGGCATAAGCTTCAGGTTTCCGGCGATCTCGCCGTAGCCGTCGTTAACGCTCATTGCAAACAGCTTGTTATTAATGGACTTTTGGAGCCCGCGGAGTACTTATACTCGATCCTTGAAAAATCTTGGGTCGGTAAGCTTCCAGAGGTCACAGGGGAGTCGTCTGTAATAGGCCGGTATAACCCTAATAGGGACGCCGTTCTAGAAAAATTACAGATGGACGATACAGGTCTTTATAAGCCTGTAAGGTGTCTTGTAACGATGCCTAAGACAGATGAGTTCGATCTGAAGACACATCATCATCCCTATGGGTCGGCTTTGGCAAGGATGCCAAAAATGACTTGGGTAGATGCCATCTTCGGAGAAGAAGGGTCTGACGTTAACGGGGTCAGCATCCCCAGGACTGCTAAGTATCGCCGAC